AGTGTGTAGTACGGATAGTTCGCACCATTGGTGAAACGCTCACCGATAGAAGCACCGACCTTTGCAGTGATACCTGCAAACAACGGGATCTTATATCCCACAGTCGCTTCAATTGTCTGCTTCAATGCACCTTCGTCAGCAGCCTGTGAAGTGCCTACAGCAGCTCCAACTGAAAAACCTCCACCAAGGCTACGATCTACACCCAACGAATATGTGGTTGCAGTAGATGCATCATATTCGTTTGGAGCAAACTCATAGCCATAGCCTGCAGTAATGGTTGTATCAGCAGAAACAATTACTTCCTTTACAGGAGGAAGTGGTGCAGCCTTTGATGGAAGATCACCTGCATATGCAGTAGTTGCCATCAATAGAGCAGCAGTAGTAACGATAAAATGTCTCATTTAGTTCTCCGTATTTTAGTTGTTAGGACTTTGAGTCCGATTGCACGTTTATGAGCTTCAATTTCTCAAAACGTATCGTAAATTTATTTTAGTAATATTTCCAAAGCTTTGTTTTCAAATTGATTACGTTTCATAACGAAAGTTTGAGGTATTTTTTCGTTGTCTACTGCAATAATGATGACAATTTGAGGAATTTTTATATCATAATGTTTTTCAAACATCAATGAATAAATTGTCGATTGTAAAAAATAATTTTCGATCCACTCAGCTTTTTTTAGTTTTGTAGAAGTTTTAAAATCAACAATAGAGGGAATACCATTATATTCAGCTACAAGGTCAGTTTTTCCTGCACACCCTAATATTTTTGAATATAATGGTAGCTCTATTCCAAAAATGTTATCTACATGATTATCTAAAACTTGTTTAATCGGTTGAAATGACTCTATGTTAACAGGCATTTCATTTAGATAAAAATTTTCTTCATTAAGAACATATCTCTCAGCAATTTGATGTATTGCCGTGCCCCTACGGGCAGCTTGTGTCGAAATCTTCCTAGCTTTCTCCTCGCCTACCTTGGCACGCCATTCTAATAATGCAGTTTTATCTAGTTTCTCAGAAAGAATAGTTGTTACTGATTTTAGTTTGGTTAGTCCATCAGGTAATACATAATAACGTTGTCCATCTATTGTTTCGGTTATCAATTTATCAAATGGCACCAAATTATAATTAAAAGTTTTACGAAACAATTTTTAATTTATCTTTCTGAATAATATAATCTTTTACAATAGAAGAACGTACGATATCATTTTCGTTAAAATCTATAAACGAAAAAGATTTCATTTTATTGATAATTTTCATAAAATCAACTAATCCATTTTTTTCATGCTCTTTGGTAAAATCAGATTGTCTAAAATCTCCAGAAAAAATAATTTTACAATTTTTTCCAACACGAGTTATAACAGAATCTAGTTCATGTAATGTCATATTGGCAATTTCATCAACAATAATTATGCAATTGTTAAGAGTTATGCCACGTATAAAAGAAGTAGAAATAAAATCTACAAGACCTTTTTGTTTAAGAATTTCATAAGCATCACCTCTTCCAAACAATTCACTACAAATTGCATAGTAAGGTGCTTCATAAACTTTAGTTTTTTCTTTACTGTTTCCAGGAAGAAATCCCATATCTCTAGTAGGGACTACACTTCTTACTATTATAATTTTATTGTAATTTTTATTTTCATTCATTATTTCATTGAGTGCAAGATAAACAGAAATAAAACTTTTACCCGTTCCAGCAATACCATGCAGCATTAAATTTTTGCCGTTATGATATTGTTCAAAGGAGATTTTTTGATTTTCTGTCAAAGGTTCTATTTTTTTTATCTTAAATGGAATTTTTTGACTATCTAATTCTCCCATTTTATTTTGACGAAGTAATCTTCTTTGTTTTCTTGTTATTTTTTCTTCCATTACTTGCCTTGTTAAATTAATGTGTGTTAATAGTGCTCCCTTTAATACCCTTAGAATTGTTGCTTTTCATTTCTTTGAGTAAATCTCTAAAACCATCTTCTGGTTTATTCAACCCTCTACCGGAGTGAATCATTGGAGCACCATTTACCAATTGTGTTAAATGTAAATTATCTATCAAATATTTATCTAATGAAGAAATAGTCATAAATTCATCAAATTCTTCTCCTGTATTATTATTTAAAAATTTGTAGGTGGGCATTTATTATCTTTCTTGAAAAAAATCATTATAAATTTCCATATTTTCTATATTATTATATTCTTCAAATTCACTATCAGTTAAAATTGATATGTCTTTTGTTTTTAAAGCTTTTTCCACCAATTTATTTTGTTTTTTTTCTAGATAACGACTTCGACTGTTGTAGTTATCTTCTTCTTCATCATTCCAATAATCAGTTTTATTGAATTTTTTAAAAGATGACTTACTCATGTATTAAATGGATACCTCTATTAGTTTATACGATTAAATCAGGCAATGCATCTTTAACATGCCCAACTGTTATTCCTTTAATTGGCTTTTTGTCTTTTATGTTTATAAGAAGTTCAGCATCAGCTGGAGCCAATCTTTCCAAAAACTGAACAAACATTATCTCTCTTTTATTTTGTGAAAGATTAGGATGAAATCCTTCTACAAAATATCTGATATGGGAAGCTTCCCTGTGTAAAACCATTTCTTGGTCAAAAAGTTCATTTGGCTTATAAGGCGGTGAACCTGCAGGAAGCAAAAATTTTACATTCGGGTCATATGCTGCTTGCAAAATAATTCTAAGAGCAAATGTGTCATTTGCTTTTAACATATCAATTTTCTCTTGGGTTCTTTTAAATTTTCCTACTTTTGTGAGGAATTCTGCCATTCCAACTACCATCAAAATTCTCCAATATGTTCAGTTAAATTGCGAAGTTTATTAGCAACAAAGTAATTCATCAACTTTGAACGATCCTTGTTTGCCTGTAAATTGTATGAATCCATAACCTTTTCCTTAATCTGATCAGGAATATAATTTAAATCTATCAATTGAACATTACGAAAATAATTTTTTGCGATTACTGTTTCCATTTCATTAGGATTCATTCGCAAATATTTCTCCATTTTTTTAGCAGTTAGTGGACGTTGACGTTCTCCAACAACGAATGTATTATCATCTGACAAAATATTAGGAACACCGTCACTACTGTCACCTTTCATGATATGTTCTTTAAGAAATACTTCAGGGTTGTTGTGTGACACCCATTTTTTACGAGTAGGATCGTACTGTTTGATATTTCCATAAGTTTGAAGTTGAATGAAGTCTTTATCACCAGACAAAATAAGGATCGGTTCACCACCAATTTCACTGCCGAAATTTTTGACAAGTGTTCCTATAATATCATCAGCCTCTGCCATTTCAATATCGATAACTCTATAAGGAAAATACTCTTTAAGTTCTGCACGAATTTTATTCATGCATTCGAAAATAGCTTTCCAATCCATATCGGACTTTTCTTGATTTTTTTTACGATTTGCCTTATAATAAGGAAAAATTTGTTTACGCCAATAATTGGTGTTGTCACAAGCAATAACCATCTCACCAAAATCTAAGCCAAATTTTACTTTATAAGAACGAAGAGAATTAAGGATCATATGCCTTACCATGTTCTCTTCTATTTGAGCATTTGTATGGTTACCTAACTGCATTAAAAGATTAGACAACATAACTTGATTTAAATCTACAATAATCACGAACTCACCTTATTCACTCTCATCTATTTTACGAAATGTTATATTTAAAGAATCTACAACTTTAAGTTCAGAAACATCATCAGTTTCCAAAGTAAATATTTTGTCACTTAAATCTTGAAAAGGATGATATATTCCATAATGGCGACAAAGTATCGCTCTAATTGATTCAATAACAAAAGCACCTTCTTTCAAAGAGTTTTCACTACCATCATCAAAAGACGAAAATCCAGCTAAGTCTAATTGAGTAAATAGCATTGGAGCTATATTTGAAATTGTTTCTTGTATATGAAATTGTTTTACCATTTCAAGATTTTCAGTAATTTTCTGTAAATCTATTGGTCCTTTATATTCTTTAGGAAATGAAATCACATTGTTTTGATGCATAATATTTACCTTAATTTAAGTATAGCTTATTATCGAAATAAAGTCAATAATATTTATCATTTTTTTATAACTTTAATTTTGCATCATTGGTTGCATTATCAATTCTAATCGACTGAGCAATAGAATGCATTATGATTTGATGAGCATCTTCAATTACTCCATAATTATCGCTTTTAACATGAATGCAAATATCAGCTATATCTTTTGCCTTTCCTCCATCAAATCCTACCATTGCTATCGAAACTATATTTCTTTTTTTTGCTGAATGAAGAGCATTAATGATATTAGGAGAATTACCACTAGAAGAAATTACTAAAACAACAAAATTTTGTAAAGGACAAGAATTTATTTGATAACTGAAAATTTGTTCATAACCAATATCATTTGCTATTGCTGAACAAAGAGAAACATTTGATTGGAGAGAAATTATAAAAGGAAAAAGATTTGTATCAGTAATTATACCTTTTGTGTGGTCGCATGACATATGTTCCGCAATAGCAGCTGAACCACCATTACCACAAACAAAAACAGGATAACCAAATCTAGCCATCTGTGAAAGTTTTTTTTCAACAATATTAATAGATTCTTGATCAACTGAATCTAGAGCTTTAATAAGCATTTCTTTATAGTCATTATAATATTTATTCATGAAACCATCTCCACAGTGCTTCCTTTATGATCAAAATTAATATTAAATTTTTCATAATTTTTAAGTGCACTTGCTACATTATATTGTTTTTTTTCTGGGACATATAACATCAAATAACCACCACCGCCAGCACCTAGTATTTTTCCACCAAGAGCACCAGCGTTCATTGCATCTTCATACATTGTGTTAATTTGATCATTTGATACATTGCTAGATAGTTTCTTTTTAATTTGCCAAGATTGATCTAACAAAGCTCCGAAATCATCAAGTTTATTTTTTTCTAAAAACTTTATAGCTTGTTTTGCACATTCTACAATTTTTTTAGTATCGTCAACATTAATGTTAGTTTTTAGATTTTCTAATTGCTCAGTTAAAACCGATGAAGCCATGCGACGAATGCCCGTGTCAAATATCATTAATCTTCTATTTAAATCCATAGCACATGCAAACGTAATATCAACTGGTGTTATTTCAACTTTATTTTTATTAAAATAATATGCATTTATACCACCATACGATGCAGCATATTGATCTTGTTTTCCTATTGGTTGATCACATTTATTGATTTCGATATAACAAGCTAATTCAGCCAATATGTTTTTTGGTATTGGTTTTCCAATTTTGATATTATAAATCGCATTTATCAATCCAACAGTAAATGTCGATGAAGAACCTAATCCTGTTCCTTTAGTTGGTACATCTGAAAAACTGCATATTTCGATATTTGAATTTATATTGTAGTGTTTTAAAATTTCTCTTACACGATCGTGTTTTATTTCGTCAACACTTTTTTCTAATTCAAGTTCAGAATAAACAACTTTTAAATGTTTTGCGACACAATCATTTACCGCAAGGTAAATGTAACTGTCAATCGTTGTTGATACACAAAGTCCTTCGTTTTGTTCATAAAATTGAGGAATATCACTTCCGCCACCAAAGAAACTTATCCTTAGTGGTGTCTTTGTAACGATCATAATTTTTCTCTAACGTTTAATATCCATTTATTATTTTCTAACCATTGTAAAGTTCTTAAAATAGTTTCTTTAATAGTATAATTAGGTCGCCATCCTAATTTTTGTAATTTAGAGATGTCAAGATCGTTTATTTTGCTGTCTCCAATCCAACCAATTTCATTACCAGACCAAATAATTTTAGGTTCAATTTCCATAAAATTTGTTATTATAGGAATAGATTGGGTAAGATTGTAGGTTTCTGTATTTCCGATATTAAAGATGTTAATTTTTTCATTTGTTTTTTCGGTAATTGTTAACATTGCATTAACACAATCTTCAACGTCAAGGTATGTTTTTCTTTGTTCTTTACCACCATGAACATACAATTCATGTGGATTTTTCTTTAATTCTGTATAAAAATTATAGATAAATCCATGAGAATATCTTGGGCCAGTTATAGAGGCATATCTAAAAACCCAAGCTTGTGTGTCATAAGCTGCGCAATGCGCTTGAATCAGTGCTTCGCCAGCAAGTTTTGATGCACCATAAAAAGATGTTTGGATAAAGTTACAATTCTCAGGAGTCGGTACCTTATCAACAATTCCATAAATTGCTGATGTAGATGAATATGCAATTTTTTTGATGTTCTTTTCTTTAATGAACCGAAGAACATTATAGGTGGCAATGATACCATCATTTATGTCTTTATCAGGATAAACAGAACTAAATCTCACATCGGCGTTTGCTGCTAAATGATATACCAGCTCAATTGGTTCATCTCCAATTAAAGTTGATAATTCTATATCAGCAAATTGTTTTGAAAGATCTATATTATGAAGCTTAAACTCAAGATGTTTGGTTAACTCTTCAATAGCGTGGTCGTGTCTTGCAACCACTCTATCGAAACCAATAACACGATGTCCTTCACGAAGCAACCTTAACGCAAGATTGCTGCCAATGAATCCACATACACCAGTAATCACATATGTTTTCATTTTAAATTTTAATTTGTGTTATAAACAAAATATTTCTTTGCAAGTGAACGTGATTCAATCGTTGGATATTGCTCATTAAGTTCTTCAAGAATCTTAATCCACTTACTGTAAACATAATCAGTATTATATCTGCGTTGAATATATTCACGATTAAATTTTAAATCTTGTACATGAATATCATTATTTTTTCTAACATCTTCAATAGCCATTTTTAAATAATTTTTATGTATTTGGGCATGTTTAGAATGATCACTAGTTCCACCATACATATATTTATTTATCGCACCAGAAGTATCTGTTAATGCAGCTAAATCTGGATGAACGCAAACTAACCCATAATACATCGCTTCAAGCAAAGCTCTACACATAGTTTCTGGCCAAATATTTGGATAAGCAAAAATATGATAATCTTTTTCCATAGTAACAATTAGATCTTCATGTTTTGTGAACCCATGATATGTAATTTGTGGATGGTTTTTACAAATATCAAATAATTGGCGGTATTGTTCATCGCGATCAGCCCATCCATACATCTTAAACGATGAGTGTACATGAAGGTGAATATTCTTATCTTCTTCAGCGAGCTTTACAAATACAGGAACCAAAAGCTCAAGACCACGATGCGGTGTTGTGTGATAAGAAATGTTTACAACCTTATTTGGGTCTGGTTTCTTTGGTAGATTGGGGCTCTTGTGAAATGGTTCAATACAATGCATGCCGCCTTCAATTACGCAACTATTTTTATCGTAAGGAACTCCTAAAGTCATAATAAATGTTTGATAATGCCAATTTGAAAGGAAAACATTTTTATGTATATTGTTTCTGATTTTTTCATCTTCAAAAGGTTTTCTACTTTCTGGATCATTTGGTAAATTATGTTCAAACCAAATACGAATTTTATCCTCTTTTAACTCTCTAAATCTACTTGGAATAATTTGAACATTTTCAAGTAAATGACGAGGAATATTTCCGTTATAAAGAAACCTCATATACATTTCTGTTCCACCAGCTGCATTTGAATTTGAGATCTCATTAGTTTCCATCAAATCAAAATTATCTTTAAGCTCAGTCATTATTTAACTCCATTTTTGCAATTCTTTTTCTCAATTCACTTGAACTGAAATTATGATAACGATTTAAATAAATTATTTCTATTCCTTTAGTTTGACAAAATTCGTCGCCTGTAAATCTTTTACCAACATAATCAGTCCCGAGAAATCTAACATCAATTTTGTTTGTTGCTAGAAGATTTAAAAGATCTTTTTCTGTATCATATGGAATTACATCATCAACCCAAGTGCAATTTTTAAGTTGAACATATCTTTCGTAAATTGTTTGAGTTGGTTTGTTTTTTTCTGGACGACTAGTGGTAGGATCAGTTTGTAATCCTACCACTAAATAATCACAATAATTTTTTGCATCACGTAATAATATATTATGCCCTGCATGAAATAAGTCGAAAGTGCCACACGTGAAACCAATTTTCATTATTAAGCCTGTCTTGTAACGTAAAGTTCTTTTTCGCTTTTTGTATTAAAAAATTCTCGAACAGTCTGTATAACTACATCTTTATCAAAAGGTTTGCAGCTAAATACATCCAAGTAAAAAGTGTTACTGTCATTATTAAAATGACAACAAATATTACTTGTTTCTATTAATTGCATTAGAGTATAACCTTCTTTATTACCTGATCCAAAGTGCACAATCTGTGGTTCACCATAAGCAACCATATCAATACGTTTAACTAGGTCTTTTGAAAAATTATAGATATTATCTTTACTAGTTATTGAATCATGATCTGCACCAGCACAGTCAAGCATTAAATGATACCCCCAATAATTCATTTCATTTATTCTCCTTTATAATTGTTGTAAATACGTTATGTTTAATTTCACAAACCAATATTCTGTTATTGGACTGAATTGGCATCATATTTTATAGGATCGGGTAATTTTTCGTTAATATTAGATATTTGATAATTACCTACTATAACGATAATTGCTATCAATGCTAAACTGAAAATAGCAAAAAAAACTTTATCTGTAAATTTCATTTGTAATTCTTTCGTAATTATTAAAAAATTATAACTCAATATCCATCAATAATTTGCATATATTGCACACTGTCCAAATTTATATAACACCAGATACCATTTTGTACATCCCAAGCTGCAATATAGTTTTCATTTTTTTCATGAAATTCTTTTTCTTTTTTTTGTTCATTTAGATCTTGAGTATAAGATTTAGGCAAAAGATCTTGTTTTAAAGTGCACCTTATATTTTGTTTTCCAAATGTAGTTTCAATAACATGATTGCGTAAATCTTTTAATACATCATCTCTATTATACATTTTTTACATTTCCTCAATTAACAATTTTTGTGTTTTATTTATTGATTCGTTCAATTTTGTTTTTAATTGTTCATAACCGCCGATATAAAACCCATCAATTACTATTGCAGGAAATGTTTTTGCGGTTGGAAAATTTTCCAATAAAAATTCTCTAGTGAAATCTTCATTTAGTTTCATTTCAACGAAACTAAACCCTTTCATAGACAAAAAACTTTTAGCATTGACACAGTATGGACAATCGTCTTTTGTGTAGATTATTATGTTCATGACAAACGAACTTTCCAATATTCCTCAATATCTTTTTTAGAATTTGGATCATATCCATTAATGGTCATATCATAAATTACCATAAGTTCAAGCATATATATCTCCTCTAATACTAGTATACTATCTTTTCAAATATTTGTCAAGTTTTAATATAACTTGCTTTAATTTTTTGTTTCTCTAATATCTCAAATCCATTATCGAAAAGAATTTTCTCAAACTTGTCGTGATCATACATCCAAATATCGTCAAAGACATAAACTGAACCTTTTACTGATCTTGGAAGGAAAAAATCAATTTCTTCTTGAAGTGCTGCATTAACATGAGGACCATCGAAAAATACAAACGCATATTGATTTTCGAGTTTCTTAAATTCTTCATAAACAGGAACACCATCAGCATAACGTTTGAAAAACTCAGTATCTTCTAAACAGAAAAAAGTAAAGTTTAAACCACGTTGGTAAGCATAATAATAAAGAGAAGGTATAATACGATTACGCATGTCATTAGTGTAATCAAATTTCTTCACAAAATTTTGATCTTTTGATTGTGGATCGCCTGTTAATTCATGTTGTCCTGGATAATGTATTGATGCACTAAGATTAGTAATCTCTAAATCAATATTTCCATATGGGTCAATACAAAACATTGAACGATTTGTATCACCGTTTGACTCTAATCCATCAATTATAATTTTTGCAGAACCACCACGTCTTGTTCCAATTTCTACAACTGCACCTTCAACGCCTTTAATTTTTCTGGCAGCGTTAAAAAGAATTTCATATTCTTGTGAATCGATTGCAAAAACTTCTTCATCGCTAAAACGAATAACACCCATATTACTTAACTCCTCATTAATAAAAATCAACTATTTCATCGGCTATGCCGTATTTTACCGCTTCTTTTGCTGTCAACCATACATCTTCAGGTGGCAACAAATATTTCTTAATGTCTGTTTCAGACATACCAGTACATCTTTTATAATGCTCGATAATTCTTTGTTTTGTGTTGTCGAATTCTTTAACGGCTGCAAATAATTCGTGTTCTTTTCCGACAGTACCCCAAAAAAATTGGTGAGAAAGGATAGAGGTGTTTCTTGTGATAAATCTTTTACCTGCTTCACCAGCTATAAACGTCAGCAAACCACAGCTTGCTATTTGTCCTAATCCATATGTATATATAGGTACTCTAGAACCTTTTATTGTGTCTAAAAGCGCAAAAGTTGAGCAAACATCTCCTCCTGGAGAATTTATTAACAATTTAATTTGTTTTGGTTTATTTTTTGGCATTAAATTTCTCTCTAAGATAAATTTAATGAGATCACCTGATGATTTCGAATCAAATTCTTCATTGAACAGATAATAATGATGATCACCAATGGTTGGTATAGATAAATTTTTATCTTCTTTTTCTGTCATAATATTCTCCTAAAATGATGGGGAATTGATCCCCACCAAATTTTTGTTAAAGTTTTTCAATTTTCACAAAACAAATACCAATTTCTACACACCCAATTTTATCTGCTGCAGCTTTAGAAAGATCTAATATTCTACCTTTTATAAAAGGACCACGATCGTTTACTGTTACAATTACCGAACGATTATTGTGTGTAACTCTTAATTTAGTATTGAAAGGTAAAGTACGATGAGCGGCAGTTAATGCATTCATGTTATATATTTCACCACTAGCAGTTTTGCGACCATGATAAGGAATTCCATACCAAGATGCTATTCCAATTTCATCTGCATTAGAATATGTTGTCGTATTACACAACATATATATTGCCAATAGTAACGAAAATATTAATTTAAACATTAATACTTTCTCCTTTTTTTAATTCGTAAGGAGAGAATTAAATTCTCGATTTGTTTGATTAAAAAATCGAACAACTTACGTTGTTGAATTAATCTCATCTATTCGCTACAATAATTTTAAAAATGAAAATGAGACGCGAATATGCATTATTTTATAATGCAATTTTTATTTTTTATTATTTTTTTAAATTTCCTTTTTATGATTTGCATAATAATAAAATATTATACATAAATCTAATACAATTAATTGATTGTATTTGATAAACTATTTTTGGAATACAGTTTACCCTTAATGAAAAATTTATTTTTTCATTAGCGATAATATTTAGGAAAAATAGTTTATTAGTTTTGGCATAAAATTATTTCTTTCTATTTTTTCTCATTGCTTTACGTTTTTTTGAACCTATTTTACGA